TGCACCTGGAACCAAGAAGGGAGATGCATATTGTGCAAGAAGTTCTGGAATCAAGAAGTGTAAGAAAGGACCTTGTCCGAATGACTTGTCCAGACAAGCCTGGGGGTGCGTAGGGAAGAAAAGTGTCAAGAGTAGAGCCAGAAAGTTTACGAGAATTTAGGTTTACATGGGTTTTAGATTTGAAGGAAAATGGTCGGTTTTTAACTGACCTTTTTTTTATTCCAATATTTGCAATAATTTTGCCTTGCAATTTTTCATACATAGGAAACTGTTAAAATGGTTTAAAAGGGACTGACCTCTGGTCGGTCTTTTTTTTGTGAATGCCTTGGATTTTTGGATTGATTGTAATTTTCTTTGCAAAAAACGAAATATGGATAAGGTCGCAATAGGTAAGGTCAAGAGTAATCCAGATAATCCAAGGGTAATCCGGGATGATAAGTTCTTCAAGCTTGTGAAAAGTTTAAAGGATTTCCCTGAGATGGCCGATGTGAGACCCATTGTGGTGAACCAGGACATGGTGGTTCTGGGAGGTAATATGCGCCTTAAAGCCATGAAGGAGGCCGGTTGGAAGCAAGTACCGGTGGTGAAGGTAGAGTGGGATGAAAGGAAGCAGAAGGAGTTTGTCATAAAGGACAATGCAAGCTTCGGTGAGTGGGACTGGGAGGATCTTGCAAACAACTGGGATGATTTACCCTTGGAAGACTGGGGTTTAGATGTTCCTGTTTTTGCAGATACTGAAAAGGAAATACCATTCGTGGAGACCAAGGAGATAGATGAGGACTTTAAGAAAGGAGATTTGATTGAGTTTGGTGGAGTACATCGGATTCTGGTGATGAGTAATCCTGATGATCATCATCTGGAGACCGTACTGGATGGAGATAAACCTGGGTTCAGTTCTGCCGAGATGTCATTTACTGAAAGTTTTTTAGATTATTCTGCTCTGGGAGCGGAGCAATTATTTGCCGCTAATGACTTGGGAATCCGGTATTGTGGGATTGTAGCCACGGCCAAATTGGCTTCAGAAATCGTGGATGAATGGGTGAAAAAGTACCCGAAGGAAGAGTTGAGAAGGAATGGTGAGGTAATAGGTTAAAAAAAGCCTTTTTTTGCAATGTAAATTTTACTCTAAAAACAATCATATGGCGAGAGGAGATGCGAGTGGACTAAAACAGTACCAATGGAAGAAGGGACAATCAGGGAATCCGAAGGGTAGGCCAAAGAAATTGCCTGACCTTAAAGAGTTGTTAATCAATGTACTTGGGGATACCAAGGAAGGCAAGACTGCCATGGAGGCCGTGTTGATGTCCATCAGGGCCAAAGCTTTGAAGGGAGATACAAGGGCGGCAGAGTTACTTTTAGATCGTGCCTATGGTAAGCCAAAGCAGGAGACAGACATCATGACCACCTTCACCCAGGTCATCATGCCTTTGCCTCCGGCAGAGGAAGTACTGGAGATTGGTCAGGGAGGAATTGGACAAATTGAGTCCAAAAGTCCAGAGGCCATAAAGAACAAACTGGAAGAAGAAGATGGGTTCGATTCTTAGTCATTTCACGGATGACCATGCATCTGTTGGCATGGTAAATAATCCAAAGCACTACGGTGGTGCGGATAATCCTTATGAGGCAATCAAGGTGATAGAGGCATGGGACTTGGACTTCTGCCTTGGCAATGTGGTCAAGTATATTGCCAGAGCCGGGAAGAAGGATGAGTGGAGACACCTGGAGGATCTTGAAAAAGCCGCATGGTATTTGAATAGAGCAATTGAAAACAAAAAGAAAGATGCCGGACATTAGCCTTTGCAAAAATTATATGTGTCCGTTGGCCGAGCAATGCTATCGGTTCACGGCAAAACCAGATGAGTTATGGCAGTCATACACGGACTTTGAGCCGGATGATGAAGGAAACTGCGATCACTACATGGTCATCCCGGAAGGGATTTGGTATACAGATGAAAACGAATAACCTGTTAGTAACAGTTTCTGGAGGTAGGTCATCGGCAATGATGGCCTACCATATCCACAATAATCCTAAGTACAAGGATTTTAACAAGATATATGTATTCTGCAATACCGGAATGGAAAGGCCGGAGACCATTGATTTTCTGAAAAAAATTGAATCTGAATGGGGTATACCACTTTACTTAGTAGAAGGAACTTTTTCTGAAGTTATGGGAAAAGGTGTCGGCTACAAAGTTGTGTCATGGGATACCTTGGATATGAATGCTAATCCTTTTTCTGGGGCAGTTATGCATTTAAACAAAGGGACATTTGATGGTTTGCCAAATCAGGAATCTCCTTATTGTTCAGATAGAATGAAAGTCCAACCAAGTAAAAAATTTGCCGATGATATTTTTGGCAAAAAAAATTATCTGAAAGCAATTGGATTCAGGAAGGAGGATATGCCAAAAAGGATTTCATGGGCAGAAATCAAAGAAGAGGAGGAAAGGATATTCCCTCTTTTGACTGACTTTGAAGAACCAGTAGGTCTTATAGAACTTAATAAGTTCTGGGAGTCTCAACCTTTCAAGCTTGAAATCAATTCAAAACTGGGTAATTGTGAATTGTGTTGGAAAAAGTCTGATAAGAATTTAATTGATAATATCAGATATGGGACAAGGTTTGTTGATTGGTATAAGCAAATGGAAGACAAGTATGGAAATACTTCATTCAGGGGCAATAAATCAATAATGGATTTTGTCAAAATGGCCGAGCAACCTTTTACCCCAGAGATAGATTTTGGGCAAGAAGACTATAATTGTGTTTGTAATTTTTAAAACCTATGAAAGCAAGATTAGTATTTGATCTGACTGACTCAGATGACATCAAGGCACACCACCGGTGCCTGAAATCCGTGGACATGGCTTTGGCCTTGTGGGATATCAATAACCGGATTAACCGGATTTGGGATGAATCCGAAGATGCCAAGATGATTGATAGTGACCTTGTCTTTAAGGCACTTGAACAAATCATGGAGAAGTATAGCCTTAACCTTAATGAACTGATTGACTGATGGCACAAAAGGTAACGGCAGTAATGTGGCTACAAGAAGCATTGAGCCTCCATCTTACCCATGAGCAGAAGGTTCAATTTGAAGGTTTATTTCAACAATCCATTGGAATGCACAATAATGATATGTCTCGTGCCTACACAGAAGGATTTAAACGATGCAAATACATAAGGGAGTTAAGCACGGGAGTAATTCCTGATTATTCCGAGCCAATTCCTGATGACTTTGACACCTACTACGAAAAGACCTATGGGTTATAAGACCGCAGTTGATTGGTTATTCCAAAACCTATGGGAAGAACCAAAGGATAAAATGGTTTGGTATGCCATTCTGGATAAGGCCAAAGAAATGGAGAAGGAGCAGATAATTAATGCTTATCTTTTTGGGGAAAGAGCCTATAATTTTAATCTTCAAGATGCACAATATTACTACAACGAAACCTATGGAGAATAAACAAACGGCAGTAGAGTGGCTTCGGAAGCAATTGGAGACCCTATATCTTGATACAGACCCTTACGAGAGTGTATTTGACAAAGCCAAGGAAATGGAGAAGGAGCAAATCATTGAAGCCCATGATTCCGCTTATATTGCCATGAACCTTTGCTTTCGTGGGTTTGACAGGTCAGTAGAATATTACGAAAAAAACTATGGCAAAAATAGGGAGGGCAATCAGTCCATTACTGGAAAGGATTGAAGATACATTGTGGCTACATGAGCATCAGGAAGGTGTTCCACCAGGATACACCATGGATGGCTTCAGGGCCATCGTAAAGATATTCATGTCGGCCATGATGGACAAGATGTATGAACTTCAGGTGAAGGAAGATTTAGATCTGGAAGACAAGAAGGCCATGGCAGAATCATGTGGAGATGAGTTAAGGAAGCTTGTCCATACCTATACCGGAATTGATACCCTTGAAATGTATAAAGGAAGTTAATGAAATGATTGATTACAATAAGTTTAAAGATATAGTTACAGAACTGATTAAAACCAATCAAGAATTGGAAGACCTAAATCAGAAATATGGTATTGATATATCCTGGGCCTTTGATGCAGGAACCAATGCTTTTACATCAATGATTGAGTATCACTACGGAATATTTTCCGCAGATATGGTATCTGAGTTTATTATTAATAACCGAACAGATACTAAAAGACTTTATGAAATAATTCAAGAAGCACAGAAGCACGGCAAAAGTTAAGGAATGCCGTAGAATTGTGTCGCAAAAGTTGCCAATATTTGTGACAAGAGCAATGTGCAAAAAATGCATATACCTTTGTGGCACAACAGAAAGCCAATAGATGCCAACATTAGACCTGAGTAATTCGGAACTATGGAACGGTAAGTACCTTCCGGCCATTACCAGGCCAAAGATATATAACATTCTATACGGAGGCGCAGGAAGTGGAAAGTCTCAGACCATGATCCAGTTCTTCCTGAGTGAACTACTGAACCATGATGAAAATGAGAATGAGACCTTTGTAGTCCTTCGTAAAGTAGCGGCCACCATTCGTACTTCGGTCTACATGGACTTTAAGAATAAGATTTACGAATGGGGTCTGGGAGACCTGATTACCGCTTACGATGGAATATTTGAATTCCGATCCAGAAGTAACAAGATTATCTTCATGGGTGTGGATAACCCTGAGAAGCTAAAGTCACTTGCACAGGCCAAGTATATCTGGGTGGAGGAGGCTACCGAGTTAACCAAGGAAGACTTCATTCAGGTTACCCTTCGCCTTCGTGGTATATCCAAGCATCAGAAAAGATTCTTCCTGACCTTTAACCCGGTATCCGATAGCCATTGGATCAAGGAAAGGTTCTTTGACCGGCCACCGGATATTGAGAAGGATAAGATACTAATCCTGCATTCCACCTACAAAGATTGCTACCGGTTTCTGGATAAAGAATATCCCATCAGGATGGAAGCCCTGAAGGATGTTGATTATACTTACTGGGATGTTTACGCAAATGGAAACTGGGGGGTCTGGGATAGGGAGACCTTGTATGTTCAATACTTCAGTCCGAAGGATCATGTGGTGGAAGGATATCTGAGGGCGCACCCAGACTACCCTTTATACCTGACCTTTGACTTTAACATTACCAACACTTGTGTGGTTATTCAGTTCTCCAAGAATGCTCCGGGTCATTCGTACTACGGTACGATAAATGTCATCAAGACCTACCGGCATGGAGACCTTGGGGATTTGTGCAACATGATTAAGCAGGAATTCCCCGGTATGAGGTATGTGATTAACGGAGATCCGGCAGGACAAGCAAGGTCTGCCTTCACCACGGCTAATATGTCGGCTTATCAACTTATTGCCAACTTTATGAACCTACCGGATATGAACCTTCAGATTATGAGGTCATCTCCTAGTCACCTGAACACAAGGATTGTGGATACTCTGGTATTCAGGAAGTGTAAGATTCAGATTTCCGAGGAAGCCAACAAAGCCCTGATAGCCGATTTTAAGGAAGCCAAGGTTGACCGGAGGATAAGTCTGGATACCTGGAAGCAGAAGAACCCTGATAAGTCTCACGCATTGGATGCATGGAGATATTTTTCTTTTGCGAATTTTTATGAAATTGCAAGCGAATACAACATTCAGAAATTCAATGGCAAACTGTTGCAAGAATAATAAGGTAATCTGCGAACCCATCATCGGGTGTTGCACGGAATTCTGGGTGGAAGTGCCACCAGATTACATTGAGGCTACCATCCGAATCAGGATAACCAAGAGTAACAATGTTACCTTTGAGCAGACCATTGTAGTCGAAGATGGCCTTGTGGAAATCCCTTTGGATGTAATCGGGAATGATTGGTTCAATCCTTATGGTGGACCTTACACCCTTCAATACCTTGACCCAATGACTAATAATATCATTAACTTCCTTTGGGATGGGCAAATGGTAGATGGTGTCCAATGGAACATGGCACCGGGAATGAGTGATATTACTATCTGTACACTTGATATATTCTAATGAAGTATGATGTTTCCTGCGGAAAGGGCAGAAGAGGTTGTTGCCTTATTAAGCCTGATATTGATGGCCTTCCTGATGGCCTGTTTGTCTTGGTTCCTGAATCATCTCCTGGACGATCATCCGATTGGAAAATCGTATTTATTGTGGCTCCAAAGCCTACCGGAGAATCTGGCCAAACCCCTGGGTGAGTGTGTCTACTGCTCCGGGGCTTGGCAATTCCTTTTTGTAACCTTCTTTATATTTAAATACCCATTATTCTTATGCTTAATTGGTTTAGGTCTAAACCATCTCTTCCTGAAACAAGTGGGACTGATGCTCCCCAAGTAGATTCATCGGGAAAACCAAGGTACCAAGGTCTGGCACCGAAGGAACGGTGGGACCAGATTGAATATGTTTTTACCTCCGGTGGAATCCATTACTTCAAGTTTAATTCTGAGGTCAACATTCCTTTCCAGAGGGCGGTGGCCGCAAGGGATATCCTGACCGAGGAACTGTGGCAGATTAACCCTGACCAGTTGAAAGCTTGGGTAGCAAGTCTTATCGGGGTAGTAACCGATGACAAAAAGAAGCATGACAAGAAGCTTTTTGAAGTGGGTGTTTTGGCTCACCGGTTAAAGGAGCAATTGGATATGTCCTTCAGTCTAACAAGGCAGTTAAAACTGGCTTCGGTGCTTTACTTTGATGAAGGTGAGAATCCATTGGATTACCAGTATCCGTACAATCAGGAAAAGATTAAGCATTGGATGGCGAGTAACGATGTACCTGATTTTTTTATTCAACTCCCGGAGTACAGTTTAATGCCCTCTGGGAGAGAATTAACGGAGAGTTTCCCGACCTATTTGCAAGGGGAAACAATGGCAAGATTGAAAGACCTGACACATATTATTTCAATTATGTCCATGGACAATTCAGACAACGATACGATGAGGGCCTTGCAGTCGCAGATGGATCTCCTGAACGATATAAATTTATGGTCGAAAGGCCAGTTTACGAATACTACCTCTACTACAACCGGTGGATAACCGAGAAGAGAAGGGAAATCTCAAAAGCCAAAAGCAAAATTCGACAATAGGTTAGTTTTAGTTGAAAGGCCCTTGCAGATTGCAGGGGTTTTTTTTATGTACTTTTGCCAAAATTGATTTCCGATGGCTACCATTTCCAATAATGAGATTAAGATCAAGTATAGCCTTGACACCACCGACCTGGCGAATGCCACGGCCTTATTTGACCGATTGAGTGCGGAAGACCGGCAGTTACTTAATGATCTGAAGAAACTTCAGGCTCAGTTGACCGCAACTGGTCAGGCAGGGCAACAGGCCGGGAATCAAATGTCTAATGCGGCCAGAAATGCCACCAATGATTTTGACAGAATGAGTGTTTCTGCAAAAAGAATTGGAGGTTACATAGCCACTTATTTCTCAGTTCAAGGTTTAATAAATTTTGGAAAAGCAGTTTTGGATACTACCATAAAAATGGAAAGTCTTCAAAAGGCTATTGAGTTCACATCAAAAAGTGCAATTGGAGGCCAAGCTAATCTTGAGTTTTTAAGACAAACTGCCGAAAAATTTGGAATCCCGTTAGAAGCGGCAGTTGAAGGGTTTAAATCTTTATCTGCGGCCGCAGGGAGAAACAACCTTCCTATGGCAACGCAGAGGCAAATGTTCACAGACTTGTCTGCCGCAATGTCGGCTTTAAGTCTTACTGCTCAAGATGCACAGTTAGTTTTTTTTGGATTTGGGCAAATGTTATCTAAGCCAAAGGTTAGCGCACAAGAACTTTACCACCAGATTGGGGAAAGGCTTCCAATCGCAATTGAAGCGGCTCAAATTGCGGCCGCAAAACTAACCGGGCAAACAAAAGTAACGGCAGGAGAATTAACGAAATTAGTTGAAACTGGTAAATTATTATCATCTGAATTTGCTCCTGCATTTACGGAAGCACTTGGGAAGCTTGCAGGCCCAGGAGCATTGGTAGATACACTTGGGAAAGATGTAACAAGATTATCAACTGCATGGACTGAATTTAAAAATGCAATTGGGAATTTAACTGGAGATTATTTAACAGATGTCCTTAGAAAGATACAGAAGTTTGTCGAAGGAACTAAACTTGAAATAGACTTTTTAAACTACTATCTATCTGATAATAATATATTTAAGTCACTAGCACCAGGATATGATGTTGAATCATTTAAAGAATTTAAAAAAAATTCAGAAGATGTAATAGCTATTTATGACGGCATCGTAAAAAGTGCCGAAGACAGATTTTCTGAACTAAACACAATAAATTCGGAATTACAGAAGGTCTTGACAGACTCTACCAAAGAAGGATTAGATAAAAGAAATGAACTTGAAAAAAGATATGCTCAAGAGAGACTATCAGTAACAACTGAAATAAATAGTGAAATTAAAAAAAGAGAAATAGATATACAGAAATTCAAACAAGATATAATTGAAACCCAAAAGAAAATTGATAATGAATATTTAAGAACCGGTTATACCCAAGATTTAGAAAAGAGGATAAATAAAAATAAGCAATACATTAAACAAGCGGAGGCGGCTATAAAAGCATTACAATCTCTTTATGGTTCGGTTCCTGAACAAGCTTCATTGCTTCCAGATCCTGATGCAGAGAAAAAGAGGGTAAAGTCCCTTGAAGATGAATATAGAAAAATCATTGCGGCCATTGAAGCAAGAAAGACCGCAGAAGATGATAGGATTAAGGCAAGTACTAGAGAAGGTTATACCAGAGACATTAAACTTCTTGAGAACAATGTCAAGTTCAATGAGGAAATGCTTGCAGTTGATGAGAGCGCAAGGTTTAAGAACCTTGAACTTGCCAAGAACAATGCGGTAAAAAGAAAAGGGGAAAATGAGCGAGATAATCAAGAGCAGTTAAATATTAGGAAAAAAGCTCTGGATGAAGCCCTGAAAATTGAAGAGGAGTATTTCAAAAGGACTCAGGATAAGCTTGATGAAAATGCCTTAAAAAGAAGACAAGCCAAACAGACTGAACTTCAGAATGACATTGAAGACATCCAGAAGAATACTGACGATCAGGTCAAGGTTTTGATTGAAGGACTTAACAAAGAAGTTAAAGTCCAGGAGATAGGGGAAAAAGAAAGGTTGGCAATTGTAAATAGGTATAATGCTCAGATTACCAAGGTCAAGCAGGATAGCCTGAACCAACAACTTCATGCTCTTCAAATGTATTACGATGAGCAGGAGAAACTGGATGAGCAAGCGGCCTTTGACCGGAATGAAATTTACATTGGTGCGGCTACCAGAAGACTTGCCGCAGATGCCAAGAATGAATATGACCGTCAAGATATCCTTGACCAAGGCGCATTAGCAGATATTACAAACAATAGGAACCGGCTTCTGGCCGATGAGAAAAGACTTAAAACTGCTTATGGGCTTTCTGAGCAATATAGAGAAAGGGAGGCCGCAATGATCAAGGCTAATCTTGCAGACCTTGCATCTCAGGAGTACGAGATTCAGGTTAATGCCGAGAAGAGGAAGCAGGAGAAGATGCTTGAGATTGTTCAGGCATCCGCAGATGCTATGAGTCAAATATTTAATGACCTTGCAAATCTTTACATATCCAATCTGGATAGAGAGAAAGAAGCTTTGTCTCAGAAGTACGATGCCGATGTCCGTTTAGCCGATGGGAACAAGCAGAAGCTTGCCCAGTTAGCACAGGAGAAAGCAAGGGCAGAATATGAGATTGAATTGAAGCAATTCAAAGCCAGACAAATCATGGCCGTTGCCGAGGTTATATTCAAGACTGCCCCAGAGATTGCCAAATGGATCTCCACCGGGGTTCTGGCACCGGTAGCCGCAATTGGTTTGGCCGCACAAGCTTTTGCAATCGGGGCTATCTTGGCTCAACCGCCTCCGGTGCCTCCATACAAAGATGGTACGAAAGGAATCCCTCACCCCGGTGGACCTGCTCTGGTGGGCGAAGCCGGAACTGAGAAGGTAATTACCACGGATGGTCAGGTTTACTATACTCCTCCAATGGCTACCTTGGTGGATCTTCCAAAGGGAGCGCAAGTAATCCCGAATCATGCCTTGTCCAGAAGGGAATTGTTCTTGGCCGGTTCATTGAATGAAAAGAAACCAGGTTCACCTAATTCCGACATTGGTCACAAGCTTGACCGGATTGGAGGAATCCTGGAAGGACTGCCGGTTCATCAGGTAAACATGAATGAGAAAGGATTTGAGAAGTTCATCAGGACTCCAAGAAGAACTACAAAGATTTTAAATAACCAA